ACGGTCCAGTCGTTGTGACTCCTCCACCTGTCGTAGTTCCACCGGTAGTCATTACGTTGGGTTCTCGTGTGCTATCCAAGAATGGAATTGATAGTGGTCCAGACGTGACTGAGCTAATTGCCGTTCTCATCAAGAAGGGTTATAAGCTAGTGAACGATGGATCATTTGGCCCAGCCGTGGATGCAGCAGTCAAGGATTTCCAATCCAAGAATGGTCTCACGGTTGATGGAATTGTTGGAGCAAGCACGGTAGAAAAGCTAACCGCTGTAGTCGTCACTCCTCCACCCGTAGTTACACCACCACCAGTAGTTGTTCCACCAGTTACAGTTAAGTCTGGTGTTCGATTCATGCAGTTCAATATTGAGGATGAAAGGTTTGGTAGGAAGTTCAGCGGAAGGCTTAAGGCTATCGTTGCTTCTATCAAAGCTGGTAACCCTCACGTAGTTACATTGAATGAGGCACCAGCAGAAGCACGCGACAGGATTCGCGCAGCGCTACCCGGTGGAACATCAAGGTGGCTTGTCTTTACAAATAGGGCAACGGCAATCCTTTGGGATTCTACGGTTTTGGACCACTGCCCAATTGCAGACGTAAAGTGCCCAACTTGGGGAACTTACCACGGAGCAGTTATTGCTTGGTTCACAATCAAGGCAACCAAGGTAAAGATCACGGTAGCCGCATACCACGTACAGCCAGACAGTGTTTCTTCTCAGACTTCCCAGAAGAAGGCAATTCTACAGGTGATGGCAGCGGCACGTAAGATGGGCAACGTTAGATTCATGGGTGGTGACGGAGCAAACTCCGACTCATGGTTCCCAGAATGGAACAATGCTAGAATAGTAGCGAAGACTTCCAAGACAAGGAACACACCAACATACGGAAAGACAGCATTCCCAGACAGGGTTCATGTTGACACAAAGAACCCAAAGAGTGTTGTCGTAGATTCATACGATGTGGTCAGCGGAACAGGTTCTGATCACAAGCCAGTCATTGTAGTGATGACGATTAGTTAATAGGAGAAATAATGGACGTAGTAGTAACCCTCGCCTCGGTACCCGCTATCTTGGCACTAGTAAACTTGGCAAAGAGCCTAGGACTTGCAGGCAAGTTCTCAGCCCTCGTTGCACTTGTTCTAGGTATCGCATTTAGTCTCACCGACTATCTGTTCACAGCAGCACAACAGACTAGCCCCGGAATGTACCTCGCAGTAATGGGTGGAGCAATCCTTGGTCTTTCTGCTTCTGGTATCTATGACGTAGCAGCAAAGGTAAGCCCACCAGCAGCCGAAGTTGCTTATGTCTCAGACGACGTACTTGTCGATGAGCCAGCACCAGAAGTTGTAGCAGGAACCGAATAATCTAATGCAATTGGGGGCGGCAGCAATGCCGTCCCCTTTTGTGCACCATGATACAATCTACATATGACAGATGACTGGGGAACGAAGCATAACGGGTGTAGAGTTGGTTTGGGATTTTCGTCTACCGTTGAGCTTAGTTCAGACGGTAGCCAAGGTAGAATCCATGATTTCGACTGCAAATTTTCTTCTGATGATCCTATCTACGACACATCAAACACTTTGACGCTATCCGGTAACGCAATCACCGACGGTACGTATTCAAACGAGGTAAACAAGTCAAGCTCATGGTCTGGAACAATGACCATGCGTACACAGTCTGGACAGTGGAACGACTTATCTTATGGGGCAACGACGACCCATGATGCGAATATCAGCCTTTCCGGTATCTCATATGCCGGGGCAACACTAACATCCGGTCACACATTCACTTATCCTGCAAGAGCATACGATTTGCCATATGCCGGTTCTGCACCGTGGATTTCATCGGCAACATCTAGTTCCGTGACAATGTATTGGGCATTCCCATCAGCAACCGATACCAATGACTTTGGGCCGGTAACATCTGCAATGCTTCAATGCTCCACCGATAAGGTGAACTGGTGGAATGTAGTTTCATTGTCTCAAGGACACAATGCAGACACATGGTACACACATACCGGACTTTCTACGGGAACACAATATTACTATCGAACACTTGGATACAATTCAAGTGGATATGGAGCAGCTTCCGCAGCATCTGAGGGAGTATGGACCGCGCCCGCAGGACCAACGGTAGGAACAGTCACAAGGTCAGCAGACGACTACATCACAATTCCTTGGACAAATAACGGAACGGGTAGAGGAAGCATTAGCTACAATACCGTTTACTATAGGGTTGATGGCGGCGCATGGTCAGCGGGATTCCCTGTTTCTTCAACTGCTACCTCCTATGTGTTTACTGGTGGAGTCGCAGATCACAGATATGAATTCACGGTTAACGCATTCAATGCCGGTGGTGCAGGATATGGTGCTCTCTCCAATACAGTCTACAACTCTGTGACAGCACCCACTTCCGCAGCTTTTGGAGCAGCAACAGTTACTACTAACCATGCTTCGGGAGTTATCAATGGCATTAGTCAGACCTCCCAAGCAACAGTTTCTTGGAGCCATGCAAATCCAGCGTATGTTCAGGCATATGAAGTATGGATTGATGGGGGCAAGTATGGAGCAGACACAGCAGCAACATCAATGTTGGTTCAAGGACTTAATGCTGGTCAAACATATACCGCTGTAATCAAGGCTAAGCATACAACTGGAACGGCATATACTTCGGGTAACTCCAACAACGCATATGTTACAGGAAATACTCTCCTCACAGCACCAACAGGAGTTACACTTGGAGCATTCACTAGACTTGTAGGAAAGGCTTCTGCAACACTTTCTTGGAATGCTGTAGCCGGTGCAACAAGCTACTACGTTACAGTCGTAAACGGTACGGGTATTCCAGCAACCAACGTCGTTGTGGGAACATCTGTTTCGATCACAGATATGGATGCTGGCGAACTTACCAAGTTCTCTGTCATGACGCTTAACAATGTGGGCTATTCTGCCCCTGCATATTCACAGGACGGAATCTATTCTCCGACTGTACCAAGTGCACCGGCAACAGTAACCTTGGGCGCATTCACAGCGGCAGCAGGAAAGTCATCAGCTACTTTGTCGTGGACAGCAACGGCAGACACAACGTCGTATACTATTGCCGTAGTTTCCAGTGCAGGAGTCCCAAGTTCATATTCTGTTGTTGGAACGTCGGTGGGGATTACGAATATTGGTCCCGGTGAAACAGCAAGGTTTTCTGTGGCAGCAGTCAATGCAACAGGATCATCTCCCGTAACTCTTTCACAGGCAGGAGCAGTTGCTCCAACAGTTTCAGCATCACCTTCCACGGTAGCTGTATCTTACAATGCTACGACTTCCCAGATTACTCTTAGCTGGTTGACCCCACCGTCAGATGGTGGAACTCCTATCACAAAGTACCAGTACCAGATTGAGACTCAGGCACTCGCAGGAACCGATCCTTACTTGGTCACGACGGCCTATACAGATATTGGACTAGCCACTTCGGTTACCCTCGCTCAACCATGGGCATTCAACTTCCGCGTGAGTGTGCGAGCAGTCAATGGGATCGGCAACTCAACAGCAGGACTTGACGAAACTGGTGTCATCGGTGGATATGTCAAGGTATGGAACGGTACGGCATGGGTGAACCAGTTCTTCTACGTGTATGTTGCGGACTGGTCAAAGCCAGCGCTCGTGCGCAAGTTTGATGGTACATCTTGGGTGCCCTTGACATAGCTCTGGGCCTGTGTTATCCTTGTACTCGGCAGAACAAGCGAAAGGATACAGAACATGGGAAGCCCAACAATTACAATGCGAGGCAATATCGCAAAGGCAATCGAGTACCGCACAGTCGGTAACTCAGGAGTCGCAAGATTCCGCATGATGACCAACGACCGTCAAAAGGTCAAGGACACTGAGAATGAGTGGGAAGACAAGAACTCCTCAGGATGGAACGTAGAAATCTGGGGTAACTCAGCAATTAAGGTTCGTGATCATCTTGAGCTTGGCGATCCAATCATCGTCATTGGAACCATCTTTGAAGATAGGTGGGAAGACAAGGTTTCTGGTGAACCCAAGTTCTCACTTCTCGTCAAGGCCGAAGCAATTGGACTCGATGTGGGTAAGGTAAATAACTAAGTCATCCCCTGACTGACAATAGGCGGGCGTAGCGAAATGCTGCGTCCGCTTTGTCATGTAATGCTATAATGGCTCTATGGCTAATCCCGCAACCTACGATATCAAATACTACAAGGGCGACTCTTACGCCCTATTGATTTTCCCAAAGACTTCTTTGGGTACACCCTTCAACCTATCAGAATTCACTGGTACCTTTGACATTTCAGATCAGAGAGGCACAGACGCCTCACGATGGAAGACGGTAGGAAGCGTCACCGTTGATCCAATTGAGAACTCACTCTTGTGCGAGATTAGCCCAACAGTGGGTTCTAACTTTGATGTGACAAAGACTTACTACTATGACATTTCTGTAATTTCGGGTCCAGCAGTACACACATTCGTTACTGGAACCATTACTACGACCGATTATGTGGTGGGTAGCTAATGGCAGAGGAACTAACCCTTGTAGTCAATAGTGAGCAAGTAGACGTTCTCGCTCCACCAGCAGAAATCAGGCTAACCGTTGGTGTGGGATCACCGGGAACTCGCGGTTCTAAGATTTGGTCAGGAACCCTTGACCCAATTGCGTTCTTTGCAGCCTTGGGGGAGCAGCCTGTTGTTGGAGACATGTACATTTCTATCTCAACACAGAAAGCTCACCAGCTAGTTGCAACACCAGCAGGACCAACGTGGAACTTGCTATTCGATATTCAGGGGATGTTCGGATCAACAGGAACAATAATTCAGGAAGCTACCCCGGTAATCAATACGGGTGCTCATGCACTCTGGATTCAAACAGACTCATCGGGGAAGCCTCTCGGTGCATGGATCGTAACAGGAGATTAAATGGGACAGGTCGGACTTTTCACAGACATTAACGAGAATCATAGCGCAGCAATTCCAGACGGACCAGAAATTGCAGCACTCGTTAGGGGTGTCCCTGCACAGGTAGACAGAATTTCATTTGCCAAGGCAATCGCCAATGGAGTTGACCCAACTTGGGGTTCCGTAATCACAACTGGTGCAGGACAGACCATCAATCAGACCGGTGGCAACCTTGTAATTACAACCGGTACGACAATCAACTCCGAAACGATCATTCGTGGGTCAAAGTCCTATGGTGGTTCTGGACTAAGGCAGCGTGCGCAGGTAACCCTATCGCAGCGTGTTGCAAACCAGTCATTCTTTGTCGAGCTTGTTGACGTTATAGCAAGCGCAGCAGCGGTCACAATTACTTCGGCTACAGCAGTAACCGTTACTATCCCAAGCAATCCTTTTACTGCTCAGAATGTTGGGCAGTTCATGTACCTTGGCGGATATGCTGGAACAGGTACTTTTGTTCCCGGTCGTTATGCCATTGCTTCTGTTGCTGGGAACAATGTTACCTATACTGTTGCTGGTTTTGCAGCGGGTACGGGAACAGTCCATGTATTCGGCTGGAACTATTACCACATGCTCTATGATTCCACAACGGCTACATCTGCAAAGTTTGATACACAGCGTATGGGTTGGGCATTGGGTGACGTAGTTATCTCAATTGCGACAACGGCAGCACCGGGACACATCTTTGCAATGACTTCCAATGATTTGCAGGCAGGTATTGTTGATGCAGCAACAAACGGAACCCTAACAACTACTAGGGGCCAACGTACTGCAAACGTACCAGATGATGCCAAGGTACAAGTCCAGATTCGTGCAGTCAATGGAACAGTGGCACCAACAACAACTACCATGACGGTAGGATTTGTCTCTGTTGCTGAGTTCTCCGCATTGGATACAGTCATTCAGGATATTCGTCCAACACCTTCATACTCACAGCTTCCAGCCGTTGTTACCGGTACGGTTACCGTTCAAGCAGCAAGCGTTACAGCGCCAGTTTACGTACACCCAGCTAACTTCGGCACAAACTACTTTGTTGTGACAACCGCATCGACAAATGCGGCGGTAGTCAAGGCAGCAGCAGGAAACCTTTCAGAGCTAACCATCTGTAATACAACAGCAACGGCAGCATATGTAAAGCTATTCAACAAGGCTTCTGCTCCAACCGTAGGTACAGATGTTCCCATTGCAACATTCCGTGTCGCTCCAACAGGTACTTCTGGTGACTTTGTTGTGCTCGACTTCGGTGTTGGCGGTAAGCGATTCACCACAGGAATTGCAATTTGTGTGACCGCAGCAGTAGCCCCACTTGATACAGCGGTTGCCGTTGCTGGAATCCAAATTCACGGAACGTACGTCTAAGGAGAATAATGCCAGAACCAGTAGTTCCACTAATGACTGATTATGCGAATATTCAGGCTGCCCTAAACCGATACTATTACGGAAGGGATGGAACGGTTCCTGACGCCTCTCTCGGTATCGCTAGAGAAATCTTGTCGCAGGGAGCAAGAATTGATGCGACAAATGCTACCCTAGACCTTCGCAAGCCACCGGCACTTGTTGTTGGTAATGCTGCAAGCGCACCTGACACAAACCATGCAGGAGGAATCTGGGTAGATACTTCTACGCCTTCTGCAACAGTTACTTCCATCGCAAAGTATTGGGACTCCACCGCAGGCCAGTGGGTAGCTCTTGGTGGTTTGGTAAGAACAGATCAGGAATATGTTTGGACAGCTAAGCAGCTATTCAAGTCAACCATTAACTACTTTGCAAACGACACAGATAAGAACACAGCAATTCCCGCTCCTGTTACTGGACAGTTTGCAGTCGTAGGGTCAAAACTCCAAGTTCGTACAGCTACAGGATGGTCAGTAATTTCTCTTCCTTTGGGCGGTACAACAGGTCAGGTTCTTTCCAAGGCATCAGCTACAGATGGTGATGCTCAATGGTCAGACATTCTTAACGGTGGAAGCATCAACACTTTCACCGCAGCAAACACATTCAACGGAGCTACTACATTTGGTAGTGCAGGCTCTGTGGCTATTGGTAGTAAGCCAACGCTCACAAACGGTATGACTGTTACGGGAGCAGCGGCAACATTCGCAGCAGGCTTGACAGTTAGCGCTGGAACTGTTACATTCACTCCTGCGGTAGCGATCACTGGCAATCTAGATGTTGCTGGTGCAATCGACACCAACTCTACACTTGATGTACTTGGTGCAACTACGCTAAGGTCTACCGTTGCTATTACTGGTGCTACAACGATTGCTTCAACTCTCGCTGTTTCTGGTCACGTCGATGTTCTTTCTGGTGGTGCTGACATTAGTGGTGCTACTACTATCACTGGGTCCGTTGGTATTACTGGCAACACTACTGTTACTGGCGCACTGAACGTATCCACCACTTCTACCCTTACTGGTGCTGTCACCATGGGAAGCACTGCCAGCATTGCAGGAACCCTTGCTGTCACTGGTGCAGCCACCCTTAACAACGCTATTACTGTTACAGGCGCTGCTACACTCAACGGTGCTACCGTAGTCAAGAACGATGCTGCAAGAGCGTCAGGATTCTTTATGGGTACCCGTAGAGTGTGGGTACAGTCGGCAGCCCCCACAGGCATGTCGAGTGGTGACATTTGGATTCAGGGCTGACTTGCTGACAGCTTCAAACGGTGCTATACTCGTAAAACACAGTGACTCTTCGGAGTCCCATGTTTGTCAGTTAGGGGAAAATGAGCATAATTACGGAGAGCGGAACTCTCAAGAATAGCTATTCAAGCTTCATCGCAACAAGTCGCTACGCACGATGGATCGAGTCCAAGGGACGTAGGGAGACTTGGCAGGAAACTGTTACTCGCTACGTTGATTATATGCGTAGTCATTCAGCACTATCCTTCAATGATCCCATCTTCGATGAGATTTTTGAAGCAATCCTGAACCATGAAATCATGCCTTCGATGCGTGCACTCATGACAGCAGGACCAGCACTTGAACGTGACAACATCGCAGGCTACAACTGTAGCTTCATCGGTGTGGACAACCTACGTGCGTTTGACGAAACGGTATACATCTTGATGAATGGTACCGGCGTAGGATTCAGTGTAGAAGAGAAGTACACAAGCAAGCTCCCAATCATCGCAGACGAGTTCTTCGACACGAACACAACCATTGTCGTTGAGGATTCTAAGCTTGGTTGGGCGAAGTCATATAAGGAACTTCTAAGCTTGCTCGTCACTGGACAAGTCCCAAAGTGGGACACGACAAAGGTTCGTCCAGCAGGCGCAAGGCTCAAGACATTCGGTGGTCGTGCATCAGGTCCAGAGCCATTGGAGAACCTATTTGAGTTCTCCGTAGAGATGTTCAAGAAGGCAGCAGGCCGTAGGCTCAAGCCAATTGAAGCACACGACCTTATGACCAAGATCGCAGAAATCGTTGTTGTGGGTGGCGTTCGTCGTTCCGCATTGATTTCTCTTTCAGACCTAGACGATTACTCAATGGCTACAGCAAAGTCTGGTAGCTGGTGGGAAATGTTCGGGCACCGCGCACTTGCCAATAACTCAGCGGTATACAATGGCAAGCCAAATACAAGTCAATTTTTGACAGAATGGAAGAACCTATATGACTCCAAGAGTGGTGAAAGAGGCATTTTCAACCTTGCGTCAGTCCGTAAGCATGTTGATTCATTCGGCAGGCGAGACTCGACTAAGATCGCAGGAACAAACCCATGCGGAGAGATTCTACTCCGTGCAAACCAGTTCTGTAATCTAACAGAAGTTGTTATCCGTGAGAATGACGACACCAAGAGCATTCTCCGTAAGGTTCGCCTTGCAACAATCCTTGGTACATGGCAGTCAAGCTTGACAGACTTCAAGTACATTCGCAAGATTTGGAAGACCAATTCTGAGGAAGAGCGCCTTCTTGGTGTTTCCTTTACTGGCATCTTCGGCAACACGTTTATGTCTACCCCCTCAACAGAGCTTGCAGACTTCCTTGATGTTGCTAGGGAATACTCCGTTTCTGTGAATGCAGATTGGGCTGTATCCTTCGGGATCAATCCTTCAACAGCGATCACATGCGTAAAGCCTAGCGGTACTGTTAGTCAGCTAACGGGTGTTTCCAGCGGCATCCATCCATGGTACTCACCCTACTACTTGCGTACGGTTAGAGCAGACAACAAAGACCCGCTCACCAAGCTTATGAAGGACGAAGGCATTCCTTGGGAAGCTGACGTAATGAAGCCAGATGCCACCACGGTATTCTACTTCCCAACAAAGGCTCCCGAAGGTGTCAAGTACACAAACGACTTGACTGCCATCGAACACCTTGAAATCTGGAAGCTTTACCGTGAGCACTGGACAGAGCACAACCCTTCTGTGACAATCAACGTCAAGGAAGATGAGTGGACTGGTGTTGGCGCTTGGGTATTCAATAACTTCAACAGCATCGGTGGAGTAAGCTTCCTGCCAGCTTCTGAGCATTCATACAAGCAGGCTCCATATCAGGAAGTCTCCAAGGATGAATACGAAGCTTGGTTGAAGAAAATGCCTTCCGAAGTAAACTGGGGATTGCTTCCATTGTACGAATTGGAAGATGGAACAACGGGAACTCAGGAATTGGCATGTATGGCTGGTGCTTGTGACGTGGCTGACCTAGTATCAGCCTGATATACTGTCTATGTGAACAGCCTTTATTCAGACAGAGTTTTCGGAGAGCACCCAATTGGTTTGTGGTCATTTTGTGATGACGCAACTTACTTGTCTGCAATCTCTTCAGCAAACCAGAATCTAACAACATGGAATACTGTTCCTAGCACTTACCCACCTGAGCTATACATGGGATTTGTTAGGGACAGTATTCCTGCAACACCCAATCAAGTTAATACTTATTCCATCAAGGGAATGCCATTTGTCGTTCATGTAAGTGGAGAAGCTGACACTTACGCAATTGAAGTTAATAAGGCAGCGGTAGTGAATACTGCCAATCTTTCCTATGAAACAGTAGTTGACCCAGATACTCTTATAACCTCCACGGTAGGCACGTTCTCCGTGGGGTTTTTGGTTTATACCCCCAACCCTGTCAAATACTTCGAAGTGATTCCAATCAACGGTGGTGGATCAATTCCCAAGATTGGCTCATACATGGACGGTGCTAGTTCTGTTGATGTGTTCTTTGTTCCATCCAGAGTAACGGCAGAGTATGGCAAGTGGGTACAGGTGGTAGCAACATTCCCAGTGCCCGATGCTGGATACCGAAACAACTATGGAGTCAGGATTCGTGCGTACTACGAAGATGCTTATGCCGGTAATCAGCAGACCGCTCTTATCAGTGGTATCTCTATTGGGCAGGATACTGGTACTGGACTAATTGTTGACTACGGAAGCTTGGCAATGTCGCCTAGCGTAACTACTGGATTGCAGCACTTTGGTATTGACACGGTAGTTCCAGTGAGTGAATATGGTTTTGGTATGGACTTTGCCTACATCGTTGCAAAGAACAACAAGCTTCTCGCACACGCCATGGGAGTACCGCTAGTCTTCGGTGACAACCGATCTACCCATCTCATCTCTGGTGATACTTTGCCGTCACTTGTAGTGCCCGGTAAGGGTTTACTGAATGCGAAGGGCAGAGGAAAGGAACTCACCCTAGAATTCTGGGGTAGAGTAAAGAACTCCAAGCACATTACAACAAGACTGGTAGGACCACTATCGAACAACGATGGTCTCTATCTTGCAGACACGGCATTTGTGCTCGCTGTCGGTGACTCCTACAAGATGTACGACTCAATGACAACATCAAAGCCAAGCCTGTTTCATATCAGTCTGGACGGTACCTCTGCAACGCTTCTTATCGATGGTGATGAGGTTGCTCGTGTTTTGCTCAACGGTACCTTCCCGTACAACTATAACTACAACACAGACTGGATCGGCTTCTTCATGGACACAGACCTAGACGTGTTTGAGGTAGGACCAATCTCTGTCTATCCATATGTAGTATCATCTGCTGTTGCTAAGCGCAGGTACGTGTGGGGGCAGGGAGTACAGAACCTTGGTGGTGGAGACTCAGCCATATTCCAAATGGATTCAGCGACATACTCAAGGTCCGTAGGAGTTCCACTAACCACTATGTACGAAGGCAGGCCATACCTTGACTAGTTTTCTAGACAGGACAGTTACTCTCACAGAAACCTATCTCCTAGGATCGGTACCACTTTCGTCAATTGCCAATGTGGCGATTGATCGTGGAGGTAGAGATGTAAGCTCTTTGGACTTTTTCCAAGTTGTTGTAAACAATACTTCGGCACATGTTTCTACATATGTGTCATTCAGAAGGGTTACCGAAGGTGGTATCCAATACCCATTCGCTGTTGCCCCAGAGCCAATAAACCTTGACCTCATTGAAGTGAGCGGTACGGATAAGGTATACCGAGTACAGAACGGTACAGTAATCAAGACCACCTTCAAGTACCCACATCTATATATTGCAGACATTCACGTAGTTGTTATGCAAGATGCCGATCTTTCCAAGATAGTCCCATCAGTGAGACTTGTTTCCGTAAACCATAGCGACGATACTTTTCATGCTCTCGGAACAAAGGGAGTTCTTAGTGCTGAGCCATATGCCAAGGTTGGGCAATACTACTCTAGGGTGGGGTCGTCTCCTTACCGAATGGGTAATTCCGATGGGGCTATTCTTGCGTTGGCAGCAGATTCGGGTATCACAATGCTCGACGGCAGCGTATCCATCTTTGGCAGAAAGATGCCAACATTCATGGGTGTGCAGGTATGGCTCAAGTATGAGGGTGGAGATAGTCAGATCATTATTGGTGCTGGCGAGCAGTCCGCATCATTCGCAATCCAGTCATCAGGCGATAGGGCTACCTTCGCAACAGGCGACTCCACAATTGAGTCAGAGTTCCTTATGTATCAGGACGGTAGAGTTGTAAGAACACCAACGTTGTTCAAGGGGGTATGGACCTCCGTAGGTATCGCCCTAGATACACCGATTGCATCAAGCGCATTCTACCCAGAACTAATTCTTGGTACTGGCATCATGGCAAAGAACGTGATCATGTATGGTGGAGATTCCCTTGAGAAGCTATTGAACTTCCGTACGTGGGCGCAGGTAGCAGCAAGTCCAGAATTCCCCGCAGGTATTGAGTGGGCAGCTTGGGCAACAGATACTTGGCAGGGAGTCCTTACATTGTCTGGCAAGGTTCCATCAATGGACATTGGTGCTCAGTATCTTGGAACAATCGGTTCAAACAGGTACGTTGTGGGTGAAGATGAGGGTGCAGAAACGAAGTCTCTATACATTATCGATAGTGGAGTTTCAATTAGCTCCAAGGATATTGCTGATGTGTTGGAGGAAAGAGTTGTTGTAAGCACACCAACATGGTCAACACTTGGTTCATATTCGGCCTAATGTGCTACAATATGGTACATGGATGGTATTAACGGTAAGCATAAGACGACAGTAGTTCCCAAGATGTATGATTGGGGACTTTTCTTTTGGAGACTCCCAAGTGGACACCTATTTGGTGACGGCAACGGTAACCTATTAAATGTGCAGGCAGACTCAAAGTTTGACTTTGAAGCTATCGGAAAGATCAAGCGTGCAGCCGCACATTACGGACAGCCAGATGGTAAGCCTTGGTTCCAGCCCGGTCTTAAGCGTGCAACCGACGACGAGTATTCGGAACAAAAGGAAAGGTTCCTCAATGGGGAAGTCCTTTTGAATGACCTAGGTGCTGTCCACGCAGCACAGCAAGGACTCAAGAATGAACGAAGATGACGACACTCCTACTTGGGAGCAGCCAGTATTTGTCAAGAGTGGACCAGTAGATTACAAGGTCAGTCCTTATGACAATATGGACCCATTCGATAAGTCTTGGGATACACTAAAGTCCCTCAATGGACTTGACAAGAACTTCGTTCGTAGAACTACACGTAAGGCTCTTGGACAGCCAGTAACCGAAGAGTACGAACGTCAATCAGGAATGAATCCTCAGGGAACCGGGGCAGAGTCAAAGCAGATCAATCCCGGCAAGGTAAACTATGTCAATGGATATGGTGCCTTCGATGTTATCAATCCACCCTACAACCTATACGTATTGAGCGGATTCTTCGACACATCTTTCTCCAACCACTCCGCTATTATCTCCAAGGTAACAGCTTCCGTTGGCATGGGCTATACCCTTAACCTTACGCGCAAGGCGCTACAAAGTCTACAGAACAAGGACAGCGAAAAGCAGGATGCCGCCGGTAAGAAGCTTGATAAGGTAAAGGTTGACGTTACCGACTGGATTGAAGGTCTCAATGACCAAGACGGATTCACCGACACCATGAAGAAGGTAGTGACAGACTATGAGGCAACAGGAAACGGTTATCTCGAAATTGGTAGGACTACGGCAGGACGCATTGCATATGTTGGTCATATTCCTTCCACATCCATTAGAGTACGTCGTCTCAAGGATGGTTACGTTCAGATCATTGGACAAAAGGTTGTCTATTTCCGAAACTTCGGTGCCAAGAATCCTGACCCTCTTGGACTTGACCCTAAGCCCAATGAAATAATCCACTTTATGATGTACTCACCACTGAACACCTATTACGGTGTGCCAGACATTGTGTCGGCGGCAACGTCAGTGGTTGGAGACCAGCAGGCAGAGCAGTACAACCTTGAATACTTCGAAAACAAGGCGGTACCTCGCTACATCATTACCCTAAAGGGTGCAAAGCTAAGTCCAGAATCAGAAGACAAGCTGTTCAGGTTCTTGCAGACTAACCTTAAGGGACAGAACCACCGTACGCTTTACGTGCCATTGCCTCCTGACTCAGAAGGTAACAAGGTTGAATTTAAGATGGAGCCTGTAGAGAACAAGATTCAGGATGCATCATTCGACACGTACCGTAAGTCCAACCGTGAGAACATTCTGTTGGCGCATCAGGTTCCATTGTCCAAGCTTGGTGTTGGCGAGGGTAGCGGTGTTGCCGCAGCAGTGACACAGGATAGAACATTCCGTGACAATGTTGTGCGTCCATTGCAGCGTTACCTAGAGAAGATTGTTTCTAGATTCATCAGGGAAGCAAGCCAGCTTGTTGAGGTAAAGTTCAACGAGGCATCCATTGTTGACGAAACAGCACAGGCCAACATTCACGAGAAGTACCTTGTTAATGGAGTTGTCAAGCCTAATGAGGTTCGTCAGGAACTTGGTAAGCCACAGATTGATGGTCTTGATACTGAAAAGGCTGATCAGGCCAAGGAACAAATGCAAATGCAGCTTGACGCTACTGCTCAGCAGAATGATATGAAGATGCAGGCAGATGCAAAGGCCAAGCATGACGCCATAAGTAATGACAAGAAGGACCAGAACGCTTCCCAGAATGCTTCGGATTCACCAACTACTTCTACGGGCAGGAACCCAAAGGGTAGTGGCGCAAAGCAAGATGGTAAAAGTGCTTAAAGATAGTGTATAATTAGGACTAACATGATGAAATTCAATGAGACCTCAGGATCGATTGTTGACGGCAGGATTCAATTCTCCGTACCAATCTCCAAGATGGATGTTGATAAGCGTATGGTTCACGGGTTCGCAACCCTTGACAACATCGACCTCCAAGGTGACATTGTTCCGTTAGAGTCTTCAATTAGGGCTTTCGATAAGTTCCGTGGAAACATCAGAGAAATGCACGACTCGCTAAAGGCAGTCGGCAAGATGATGTCATTCCGTCCCGAACGCTATTACGATCCAAACACCGATACTGTGTACAACGGTATCTGGGTCTCCGTGTACGTTTCCAAGGGGGCAGAAGATACGTGGCAGAAGTGCCTTGACGGAACTCTTACTGGCTTCTCCATTGGTGGCGTAGTAACCGAGGTATACGACAGGATCGTAGAGAAGGGCATCTATAGGGTAATCGCTGATTACTTCCTTAATGAACTATCCCTAGTTGACAACCCTGCTAACCAGTTGGCAAGCATTATCTCCATTGAGAAGAACGCTGATGGTGGATACCTTTCCAAGACTGCCCCAGAGAACGTATTCTGGTGCAAGGCAGACAATACATTGCAGATCACTTCTTCTCCAACCACGTCATGCTTCAACTGCTCAACTCCTATGCAGAACATCGGATTCGTTGAATCCAATGACGCTGATAGAATGACTGTAGCAAAGAGTCTTTTGGCTAATGCAAAGAACGCTCCTACTATTGGAGACAACGTAGATTTCGATGAGGGCATCGGCCACATTGATTCCATTTTGACAAAGGGTCAGGTTAAGTTGGACAGTAGTGATGAACTACTAACAGCTACCGAAATTGACCCAGTTGCCGTTATTCAGGTTTTTGTTGAAAAGGATGATACAATGGTTTCGGTAAACCGTCGTATTGTCAAGAATATTTCTTCTTTGACAAAGACAAAGGAAAAGGAGGTTGAGAACATGGAAGATACTGACGTAACAATCGTGGAGGAAGTAATCGAAAAGGCCGCTGATGCAGTCGTAGTAGAGGAAGCAGTAGTTGAAGCACCAGCCGAAGAGGTTGTTGTTGAGGCTCCTGTAGAAGAGTCCACCGTTGTAGAAGAGGTTGTCGAGAAGGCAGAGGAAGCCGTCACGGAACCTGTTGAAGTAATTGTTGAAAAGCAATTCACAGACATTCAGAACATGCTCAAGGGTCTCACCGAGGCTTTGGTACCGATGGTGGAGATGCTTAAGTCTCTTGGTGCCAACACCCAATCAAACTCAGAGGCTATCGCTAAGATGGCATCCGATCTTGACGAGACAAAGGCAGGAGTCAGCGCCGTAAAGTCTGACACAGAAGTTTTCGGAGAACGTGTTGCTGCCGTGGAAGGCACAACCGCATTCCGTAAGTCCGCTGATCTTGGCGAGCAGCGTACGGAGCAGCCACAAGCTGCTACTAGCAAGTGGGGTGGGAGTTTCCTCGACACCGCCTATTACAACTGACAGATATACATAATTTTCAGGAGGTGAAAATGTCAGAGGAAGTTCTTACAAAGGCCGCAGAAGCTGGTGTATTCGCTGCCGGTGGTATTGGTGGAGTAACATCCCCAGCCGCAGGATCAGTGGGTAACGTAGCAGGAGGCTACTTCGGTAGCACCGCAGGTGCGAACGCCGTTAATCCATCTGGTATCGCTGGTGGAGGAATCCTACAGCCAGACCAGTCAAAGCAGTTCATTGACTACATTTGGGACGCAACATATCTTGCAAAGGATGGTCGTCACCTTACAATGAACGCTAACACCGCAGAAATCGAAAAGCTCAACGTAGGTGAGCGCGTGATTCGTCAGGCAAATCAGGCTGACGGCACATACGAAAACGCAGGTGCAGAGTTCACAAAGATCGAAATTACCACAAAGAAGATTCGTCTTGACTGGGAAATCGCTCGTGAGACTCTAGAAGACAACATCGAGAAGGACGCACTTGAGGATCGTATTGTTCGCAATATGACAGCCGCTCTTGCTAACGATATCGAAGACTTGGCAATCAACGGTCTTGGTACCGGTGCTGACAAGTTCCTAAAGATCATGCCGGGATTCATTGCTCAGGCAGACGCAGCAGGCTCTGGCTCTCACGAGACAGCCGTTACTGTTGCTGGTGGAGCATGGACCCCAGAGGTCATCCAGCAGATCATCAACACAATGCCACGTAAGTACCGTGCATTGAAGAGTGGTTTGAAGTTCTACGCAGGAACAAACACATTTGCAGACGTTGTGAAGAACAACGGTACACTTGCCAATGCAGTTTGGACTGACGGCAACAAGCAGACATACCTTGATGGTGTGGGTCAGGTTATCGGTGGTCTCAAGACTACTCGTGTACTTGGCGTAAGTCTTGCTGAGGTTCCTTACTTCCCAGAAGGACGTATTGAACTAACATTCCCACAGAACCGCGTGTGGGGATTCCAGCGCGACGTGCAGGTACTTCGTGAGTACCGTAACAAGAAGGACACAATCGAGTACACCGTATACGTACGTTTCGGACTCGCTTGGGAAGAGCTTGACGCACTAGCATTTGCTGATGCAGCCGCAGATATCTGATAGATAAGCTGTTGGAAGGGGGTAGGGAAACCTGCCCCCTTTCGCGTATTCTGGTACAATGTATCGAAGGAGGATTTATGACTAATGAAACTATTGAAGAGACTGCTCCACATGAAGATGGAGAAGGTGCAATCGTTATGGGACGTACTGGAATTACCACCAAGTCCCCAAAGAAGCCTAGAAAGGTTGCCCCAAAGCCAGTAGAGTCTGACAAGGCACTGCTCTATTCCGCAGGGAACATCACATTCCCCGGTGTTGGAGAAATCAAGTACGGATTCACCGTTGTCTCCAAGGAAGCGGCAGCTAAGTGGCTAACACTTAAGAAGGTCCGTGAAGCAACCGTTGAGGAAGTAAAGGAATTCTACGGAGTATGATCATTTACAGGGTGCCACCATTTCCACCATTCAGGACAATCGCTGTTCCTGTTGTGGATCACGAATACGATTGGGTGATTAGCGATGAGTTCGGTGAAGAGCTATCCACTGGAACCGCTACTTCGGACAGTGATGGCATTCTGAGCTTTCATTCCCCAAGTATAAGGTATGACGCTGACTATGTTCTAGAAGTCACGGACGCAGGAGAAACGGTACTCATTGAGCCACTATTTGTCATTCGTCCCTATGGTGCACTTCCAGTAACAGAAGAAGAGAAGAGAGTTGAGTCTATTAGTCGTGCAATCATTGATTCTACGACAAATGGATTCTATTACACACTAGCCACATTTGAAACTGAGGGGAGTGGGTCCGATTATCTTCCTATCCCAAGTAGGATCAATAAGCTCACACGAGTTTGGGAGAACGGTGAGCTTGTCTTCACAAACGGAAATGTAGAGAACACAAAGTCATTCGCAGTATCCAAGGACAGATCATCTGTCGTATTGGTTGGAGAAGACAGCTTTGATTCTGGCAAGCCAATCAAGGTTACCTACGCAGGGTCAGATTCATTCGGTGGATTCAATGGCAGCGGTGGAGCATTCCCACAGGGATCAGACTATGTTGTCGAATATGAATCAGGATATCTTGTTGTGCCCAATGAGGTCATGCAGGCAGCAGCTTTACTCGCCGCTGACGTTGGTGACGAAGATGAGTATCTAAAGCGATACATCAGCGAGTACGACACAGACCAGTACAAGGTAAAGTATTCCGCACGAGTTTTCGGGGGTACAGGAAACAAGACAGTAGATCAGCTATTGAAGAAGTTCAGGGATTACACCGTTAGGGCAGGACTCCTGTAATGTACCCAATGCTGGCAGACGTGTATTACGCAGAACAGGTTCAGAAGCCTTCGGGTGAAATGAAGAATACGTGGACCTTTGATCGTACGGTGAAGTGTGAACTCAAGACTGGTTCATTCAACACCGAGATGCGTTATGCCACCCAGACATTCGATGAGTTCTTTACGTTGCCTACAGTTCTGTATGGAAGATTCAAGGACGACATTCAGTCTGCCAGTGATGGTAGTCAGCACATGACAACAGAAATTCTTGTGACAAATGTTCGCACGAACAAGCCGGGGGACGCAGGAAAGCTTCTATTCACAGAACCAAATGATGCAGAAGACGACCAAGTACCAATCCTTTATGAGCTTCGTAGCCTCAGCCCTTTCATCAATATGTGGGGACGTGCAGAACATTACAAGACGCAGCTAATGCGTAGCGACAATCAGGAAGCTCTTGTATGACAGCAGTGACCTTCAACTTTACAGACCTAGTAACAAAGCTTGAGAGTGCTGTCCAGTACAGCATGGGTTTTGTTGCGGCTGTGGAGCAAGAGCGTCTGTCATTCAACACAAAGTTGGGCGAAGTCATCAAGACTATGCTTGAGCGCTACATTGACTCTCAAGCTAGTTTGTCACCTGAACGTCTTCACCACATGTATGAGTGGGGACAGGCAGGCGATCCTAGTGCGAGGCTGTTCGATTTCAATATGGTTGCTACGGTAACCCACATCACGCTTGACGGCAGCTTCCGTCAATCGACCTCCATCCCACCTTCCGGTGGTCCTCCCTTTGAGAACAAGGCGTCGGTCATGGAAAGTGGTGCCAGCATCACGATCACTCCCAAGGACAGCGGTGTCATTGCGTTCGACGTTGACGGTGAAACTGTGTTCACGAGTTCAGAGGTTTTCATTGAGCATCCCGGTGGTCCAGAAGTATCAGGAGCATTCAGGGAAACGGTAGAAGGATTCTTGCGAGGGTATGCCAAGTCAGAAGTTATTCTTCCAATTTTCAGGAGCATGGCAACTCCACAAGAATTCAAGCGCTACTTCCCATCAGGGGTAAAGGGTGGCGGGTACGCAACAGGACTAATTGCCGGTAGAGAGTATATGCGAATTAAGGGTGGCCTAAATGTTGAGTGAAACTATTGAACCTATTCATGTAGTTAACCGTTATCTGTGGGATGAACTAAAGAAGAGAATGTCCCCAACAGAAATCACGAAGTACAACTATGGAAACATCATGCCAATCTTCCCCGTCAATGACTCAACCTCAGGTGATGCCAAGTGGATTAACCGTCCATACTTCGTTTACACCCAAGCGTTCAGGGTAACCCATGGATTGCACGTACTTAAGAAGGCTACCTTCGTTTATAGCCTCAAGTCAAACGTCAATGACTTCATGGGCTGGGCGTCTGCTCTTCAAGACATTCTTGACCGTCAGGACGATGCGGCAGCAGATATCAACGAATACAATTGGAGCCTAGGGAATGGCTCATTGTACTGTCCAGTAATCTTCCATTCATTCCGTGTTTATCAGAATGAGCCAGCTAAGCCAAGCAGTTCTGTGTCCACTCCCTCCGTGTCAGCAACATTTATGGTGGTAGCCGAATACCATTTAGTATAAAACCGATGGTATACTTCTAATTGAGGAAACGCCCATAAACTTTATACAGAAAGAGGTGAACACATGGCTTATACCCGTGGAGACTCCAAGCAGATCATCGTCGGTGCCGCAGCGCTGTTCATGTTCAAGGCAGGCGCAATGGCCGCTGCCGATCTTCCAGTTTGGGTCGTAGCAACAAAGGCAGTAGAAACACTATCTGCCGCAGTAACATTCCGTAACCTTGGTTACACGACCAACGGTATTGAACTATCAATCCAGCCTGACTTCGGTGAAGTCAAGGTTGACCAACAGCTTGACGTTGCACGTCTATTCAAGCAGTCCATGCAGGTTTCTATGAAGACAACTCTTTCAGAAGCAACCTTGGACAACTTGGTACTTGCAATTTCTGCACCAGCCGCAGACCTTGTAGCAGGAACTTTGACATTGAACTCCGGTGCTCTTGGTGACGCTCCAGTCGAAAAGGGCTTGGTTGCCGTTGGACCTTCTGTTGCCGCAGCACCAACAGAGCGTATCTACATGGCTTACCGTGGAATGACCGTTGATAGCGTATCTATCAACGCAAAGCGCGACGAAGCTTCTCAGTTCGATTGCAACTTCCGTTTGCTTCCTGACAACACAGGTGCATACGGAAAGATTATCGACAGAGTAATTGGCTGATCGATAGAATAGCTGAATACGGTGGGTCGGTCCTTCGGGACCGGCCCATTGTGCTATACTTTTGCTATTCAGCTATTTGAAAGGAAACCATGGCTACAAGTGTGTATGAAACCGAAACCCTAGAACTAGGAGACGGCGTAACGATTGAGATGCGACCACTTAAGATCGCAGGACTACGAAAGTTCATGAAAGAGTTTGCTAAGCTAGACGCAGTACAGGAAGACAACGACAAGTCATTCGACGTACTAACCGCATGTGTAGTGCTTGCACTCAAGCAGTGGAATGCAGAACTTGCAAACAAGGTGTGGATCGAAGACAACCTTGATATGAACAATTACTACGAAATGATCAAGGCAGCCGCAGGCATCGATATGCGTGCTGTGGGAAACGTGTAAGCGGCGGAACTAGTTGGGAAGACACCGACTTAGTTAAGTTGGAGTCGGAAGCGTTCCTGCTTGGAATCTGGAAGGACTATCAAGACCTAGAAGAGTCACTTTCCATGCAGGAGCTAACCGCAGTTCTCGTCGCTAAGCATGACGACGATTATCAAATGAAGAAATTCCAAGCGGCACTCAAGGGAGTAAACCTTGACGAGCAAAATGGCGTACAGGAAGAAGTAACCTTCGATTCCTACAGGGACAAGGTTCTAGAAAAGCACGGCCTAGCTGGTCAAAGCAACGACATTTTGTCGCTTCAAGGAGCAGCAGCAGAAAAGCTTGGATTCGGTATTGGTATGGGGCTGGATTACGAAATCATAGAATAGCCTATCTGATATAATCATTGATAGGAGAAATATGACACAGGACGTAACGGCTGGCATTGGTGTACAAATTGACTCAAGGTCTGCCCTTGATCAACTGAG